ACACCTTTTTTAGGTGTTCTACCGTCTTTCACTTTCGGCAATACTGGTATAAAAGGTTTTATGAGTGTTTCGAGGTTTTCTGAAAGGAATTTTTCTATACTTTCTTCTACTGTCCCCTCTTTTTCTTGTTCTTTTTTATCAAACTCTAAAATAATTGTATCATTAAATAATTCAATATTAAAATCATCTCCATTGAAGATAATTTCAAAGTTCAATTCATTAAGTTGCAATTCCATTTATTGATAAATAACTATATCAAATTCCTCTCTTCTAGTTCTATCTCATATTTTTACTTTTATTTCGCCTTTCCTTTCTCCTGCTTCAAACATCTTTATATCATCTTGAGAGAATTCTAGTTTGAGTTTTCAGTTTTCTTTTTCTAGTTCTTGTAACCATTCCAGTTTACCATCTTTATAAATACAAAATGTAGCTTTTAATTCTACATCTATTGGATTTCTATTTTTGTCTAAAATAGGAATTTCTTTTCTATAAGAGTCTCAATGGAATAGTTCTATTTTCATATTGTAAAAATGGGGGCATTTCTGCCCCCGATTAGTAACTAGAGAAGTGCAGCATCAATTTCTACATTTACGATTCTCTTAGCGAGGTCAGTAAATGATTTGAAGCCGTAGAGAGAACCCCAGATGTATTCTTCTACTTTGTATTTTCCGTCTACACGACCTCCGTCTGGTACTTTGTCCCACTGAATAGCGAGTGCAGGAGCATCGCCTTTCTGGAAGAAAAGATGTTGTTTCTTCTTTGTGAGAGTGTTTGAACCAGATGTGAAAGTCACAGAGATAGAGATGACACCAGTTCCGTTTACACGTACAGTTGTAAGTGTAGCAGAAGTAGCGACAGCAGTAATCTTGTTGACGAACATACGAGTTGTTGAACTTGTCGCAACAGCACCGATAGCTACACCAGTTACGGTAGTAGTTACTGGGTCATTTACGAGAGTTTCAAATGCGAGTTTAGCAGCAGCAGCATTAGCACCGATTGTGAAGTTACCAGCGGTAGAACCGAGAGTAGTCTTAGCAGTGAATGTCTGACCTTCGAGGACGATAATGTCGCCATCAGTAGGGGTAGCACCCCAAGTGATAATAGCAGAACCAGCGATAAGGTTAGAAACATAATGCTCATAACCACCGTATTCACCACGATATGGTCGAATAAGAGCTTTGTCACCTAAATCAGTAGCACGAGAAGCGGCTGAGTTGTTACGGATTTCCATATAATCAGGAGAAACAACAGCTCTCATAGAACCATTGTTTACATTGAGTCTCTGGAATTTCTTAGTAACAGCGTTAGGGATTTTGTATACATTCGAATCTGCCATTGTAATACCATTTCCAGCAGTACCACCGATAGAACCATCGTCTACTGTTGAAGCAGCGTTGAAGATTTCACCGAGAATATCTGAATCGAGTTGGTCAGAGAGAATCTGAGCTTGATTTTCAGCTTCATCAGCGATGAGCTTAGGACTAGCTTGGAAATTGTCTTTACTAGCCATACGGAATGCAACGACATACTCTTTATTAATAGAGAGTGTTTCGTCAGTACGAGTGACATCATAGTTAGAAACATCAGCATATCGGTCAGAGACTTCAAATGCTTCTGTCTGTTCTGTACGCTTGACACGATGAAGTGTGTCTCCTTTGTTGTTGATATCTCAAGGAACCCTCTCAACTATATTACGAGCAACATTGTTGTTATAGAATGTTTGCTGTACCCTGTCAGCCCAAATTTCAGGAAATTGGGCGGTAACATTATTAGCCATATAAAATTAAATTAAAAATATTATCTCCGATAAAAAGGATTATCAGGGATGTTCGCAGATTGGTTTATATAGTCATCTTTTTCTTGTCGAGATAACTCGGAATAAGACTTTGGTTTAGGGGCAAATTTGCCCTTTACCTCCTTTTTACCTTTCTGCAATTTGTCACTATCCGCAAATCAGTAGTGGATAGCTACTTCTTCGGGAGTCATGCCAGTATTTTTACTTAATTCAAGAATTGCCTTTTCGGACTTTTCTAGGTCTGGATTTTCTTCAAAGAATTGTTTAGCAGTTTTGTCTGCTTTTTTCTTCTCATCGAGTTTTGCTACTTCCTCGTGGAAAGCAAGCATCATCTCTTCTTTTGTAACAAGTCCTGCTTCACGGAGTGGCTGAACAACTTGTTCGTAGAGATCAGGATTTGATTCCTTTAGCTCATCTAGAGACTTTGATTTCGCTTGACTGAGTTGCTGGGTTTTACGAGTATAATCCGATTGTCTCATATACCCTTTTTTCAACTCTTCAATATCTATCAACTCTCCGTCCACTTCCACTTTACTAGGGGTATTGCCCTCACCAGATTCCTCTTCTGGAACTTGGTCTTGTGACTGTTCTTCGACTTGGTCGATGACTTGGTCTTGTGACTGTTCTGTCATAGAAAAAAATTAAAAATAAAGAAGCTGTATTATCAGCTTCTTGTAAGGACTAAAGACTTCCCAGAATTTAGTCATTACAAGAAAATGACAATGGTGGGAAGTTATGTACGAGGGCGACTACTTTTCTCTTTCTTTGCTCAGTTCGAGGTTTTTTATATAGGTTAAAAATCAGTCAGATATATTATACTCACCTCTTACAGTAAACAAGTTTTTCTTGTCTGTATCGGTTTCGAGAGAGCAAGTTAATAGTTCTTTGAGTGTCCTTTCACGTTCACGAGAAAACCAGTCTATAATAAATTTGAATCCTGTCGTTTCTTTAATAGCGAGTATCTGGTCACGATTTGCCTTGTATTCAGCACTAGCTATTTCTACTTGTGGAGGGAGTTTTACTGGGATTACTGAGGAAGTCATACAGCGAGTGGGTTAATTGGTGCTTTTTCTGCCCGTGGTTGTCCTGTTGGCAATCAGCCCATTCAAGGCATAGGAAGAGTTTCAGGGAACATCTTGTCTACATTTACGCCCTCAAATGTTCTCATTATATCCTTAAATGCTTCTTTTGCTCCCTCAGGTGGCATAGCACCAGCTTGCATAGCTTCGAGAGCTATATTCTTTTTAGCGATAGCATCAGCTCTACGACTTTCTACATCAGCACTTGAAGAAGAATTTGCCTCGACTTTAATATCAAATCTACGGAGAGCATCACCAAATGCTTCTTTATGGAGAGTCCAGTATTTCTTTTCCCCTTTAAAGTAAATATTGGTGTCCATGTTCTGATATGTGACATTGAGGATTTTGTAGGCAAGACGAGCGAGAGAGTCCTCAAATGATTGTCGTACATCTTTGATTACATCGTTCATCTCAGCGTACTGGATTTTTTCACCAGTTGCCGTATTAGTTTGCCCTACTCATTCAGCCCTGTTTGCTATATCAATCGTGTAACTAGCGGACTGTATCTGGCGTTCCATGTCGTTCTGTTCGTTGAAATACTGTACTGAGAGTTCACGATGAGGCATTTCTAGGAGATGATTGTCGATTACATCTCTTGCGGTCATAGCATCAGGTATTATGACATGTCATGGTCAGCTATACAGTTCAGCAGGGTCTATACCTGAATTAGCCGACATAATCATAGTTCTGTGGAGAGCCATATTTATATATTCACTCGCAGCGTTCTTTTTCCAGTTTAGTTCTCTTTCGAGTCCCATTATATCCGCAAGGAATCAGTTAGCTTTGAAAGTTTCAGTATCTTCAAATACTCGGAACTCTTCGTATGAAAATTCTTCTATTTCTTCGTACCCTATAACGAACAAGTCGGACACAGTAGTAATACGAACAAAATCATCATCATCTCCATAGTACCCCTCGTAAATCTTTAATTCTAAATTATTAAAATCAGGTTCAGGTACATCACCAGAATTAGTAATACCTGCGATTCGTTCGATTACTTCTCTACGGAGTGATGCATCTTTTTCACCCTGTATTGTTTTGAGTTCTTTGAGGATTTCATCGTCATATTTACCGCTTGCTTGTAGTTCTGATATACGGACATTACGAGCGATTTCTATGATAGCTGGCATTTCATCGAGAGTAGTATATCGAGGGTCAAAATATATATCGAGGAAAGATTTTATATCTATATAAGGTACTCCGTCTATTACTTTGCTTTTCTTGCCATTCTTTCGCACCTGTTTTGAACGATAACCTACTTTACCCCATCCTATACCATACCTTACACCTGACTTAGCAAAGAGCTTCATTTTCTTCCTTATCTCCTGTTGTTCGTAGAATTTATTGAGATAGTCTTGGATAGCTTCTGGTAGATCCTTTTTGCCTTCCATTTTAGCTATTTTCTCATCTTCTGGCAGTCCTTTATCTTCGTATTCCCATGTATCTGTTTTCCATGATACGATAAATCGAGGATTTTTAGCCATGATTTTAGGCGTTGTTTTGTTCTCTGTTTGTCGCATTTTACTCACATGAAACTTAGTATCCCATTCGTTAGGAGCTTCTGATTCTGTTTTGTTTACCTCCTTGTATATTTCTAGGAGGACATTATGGTAGTTTTTTAAATCCATTTCGTAGGCATCGAAAGTATCCTTTACATGCCGACACATTTCATGTTTTTTTTCTGAATCAAAGCTGGAGAGTTTTTTCATAGTTTTATTATATTTATTTATGTATAAGTACAAATTATCCTTTTGATAACACTGGGCGTCAATTGTGATAGGTTACTTTTATTCCTCTGTGTCGTGTGTGTGTGTTAGGTTGAAGAGTGTATAGGTCGTATACCATCTGCAAACTGTCAATAACATCATCGTGTTTTCCTCTTGGAAAGGTCAATAATTGCTTTTCAAGACTTATAGGTTGTCCGTCTTCTATTCATCGTACAAAGTAAATAAGTCAGTCACGGAATAGAGGGATTAACTTGCGTATTCTGCTCTCTTTATCTCCTTTCTGTGCAATTTCTTCGATATTAGCATAAATACCTATTGTTTGACAAGTATTTCTGAGAGGAACAGAGAGGACACCTTTTGCCTGTATCGCCTCGACTCCTATTTTCTCGGGGTTATACAATTTAATATGTTTTACTATTTCGTCTATCGCTTCCGCAGGGTCGAATTTTCAAGCGGTATATCATAAAATATAGAGCTTGTCGTCAATGAATTTCCCTGTAAGGATAGAAGTGTAGTCTGAGTAGCTTTGTTTAGTCCATGCAGGATCTACAGTGGTGAATACACGCCCACCTGTTGGTATTTGGTCTCTGTCGATATATTTGAACCATTCTGTGTGAAATTCTTGGCTTTCCTTAGATATAGGATTTTGCTGGTACTGACATTCAAAAGTAGAGTTATTCATGTTCTTGCGTATCTTTTCTATACCATCAGGATTAAATCGTTTAGGGTGGAGGAGTTCACCCTTAAGTCTCTTGAAAACTACATCATCCACCTGTATAAATTCATCATGTTCTGCAATTGCTGGCAGTGATAATACCGTCCAGTCGTCTCCTGTGCGATTCTTCATCCTTTCGATAAGGTGACCGCACAAATCGTCTTCATGTGTCCTTTGCATGATGATAATTATACACCCTCTATTTGGGTTATCGAGACGACTAGGGACAGTATTTTCAAACCAATTATTGATTCATGTACGGATTATATCGCTGTCGGCTTCATCGGGCTTCACTGCGTCATCGATTATGAAGCAATTTGCTCATCTTCAAGTTATCGAACCACCTGTACCCGTTGCATAATAGCTTCATCCTTCTTTTAGCGCCCAATATTCTTTTGTATTCTGATCGTCTCGGATTCACTGCATACGAGGAAATACATTTTTATATATCTGTGATTGTGCTATATCTCTCGCCTCAAGTGAGAATTGTTGTGTAAGTGTTGCAGAGTATCCTGTGACGATAAATTTCATTGTCGGGTCTTTACCAAGACACCAAGCAGGAAAACATTTTGTCACAAGTTCTGTTTTTCAAGTTCTTGGAGGGATGTTTATTATAAGTCTCGTAATTTCACCACGAAAGCATTTTTCGAGATATTTTGCTATCAATAAGTGAAAATTGTCTATCTGAAACTCAAATTTTCTTCCCTCCTTGAACCAATACGATACAAAGTCTATATAATTAGCCGACTCTTGTTTATGGCGTTTTTCAAGATTGCGAGTAGCGAGTTCTTTTAGGACAGCTTTTTTATCCATTAGCTTAGTTCAGTAATACGAGCAGCACCATTAACGGCAGCCCAAATACCAGTAACATCTCATGTAAATCATGCTGGGAGTTCTAATTGAGCATCAGCTATCATTTTATAAGTACAAGAAGTTGCAGAAGCTGTACCTCCTCCGAGTTTTACATAGAGGATAGCGGTTGAGTTGTTCCAAATATATGCTTTCTGTCGTGAAGAGTTAGCAGATAAGAGAGTTGTGCTGGAATCGACACCTGTGACATTTGTTAGAGTAGCGGTAGACATAATAAGGGGGTTAATAAATAATTAGTCTTTTACTTTTTCTTCTTACCTTTTCATTTGCAGGGCATATTTATAGGGTTAGGAATACGATCAGCGATGGTCTTTTTGGGCTTGTATATGTTGGTGTAGTGGTACATAGGTTTAGAGTATTTTACAGAGGATGTATAGTTGTAGTCGAGTACCATATTATTGGAGATAATTTTTGTACTGTTTTATGAGTTGTTCTTTTGTGTATTTGAACATTCTTTTCAAATTTATTCATTTATTACTCATTTCGGTAATTATTTCTGAACGAGACATTTTCTTCAACCTATCTTCTATCGTCTCCCCATACTTCACCGCCTGTCTCTCCCCAATAGGAAGAGAGGGTTTCTTTACTTCTCCTTGTGTTAGAGGGAGGGATTGTTTGGGTTTTACTTCTTCGTTTATAACTTTGTCATAATTTATACTCATCTTGTTTGAGTTTGATATGTATAATTTTGGTTCTATTTTTTTAAATCATTTTATTGCTTTTCCAATGGTATCTCATTTTGATAGATACTCAGCAGTATCGAATTTATAGAAGTTATATCATATTTTGTCATTTCATTCAATAACATATTTTCGTCAATTAAGTTCATAAGGATAACCTTCATAAGTAAATCAATCTTTCTTCTTAAAATGGATTTTGTCTTGCTTCTTTATACTACTTATTTCTTCATAAATAGCTGTCTTCCCCTCTACTTTTGGTGTTGTGGGTGTCTTTGTACTCTTGGGGAGTATATCGCTTACTGTTGGTTGTTTTTTTGGTAAACTTGCTTTTTTAATTGTTTCCTTTATACTAGGTGGAGTAATTTTAGGTCATGGAATACTTACTTTCGTTTGTGGCAGTATCTCTCATATATCTTTTCAGGAATTGATTTTCGATTTTGAAAGATTTGTGAGTATGTTCGATTTTGAAAGATTTGTGAGTATGTTTGATTGGACTGGCTGTGTTCATACTTTACTGCTGATTGCCTGTTCTTGCTTTTGCAATATTCATGGCGAATATCCTGTCATAAGCTTTACGTCTATTACTTTCCCTGTCGTAAGTGGTTTTCAGCTTGGTGGTGGTAACAATTTCAATTCTTCAATAAGTGGTCTGAAATTCTCTAAAGGAATCGTCCGACCATTTTTTATTGCCTCCATCGTCTTTCTTGATTCTGGAGAAAGCTTATTAAGATAATATGCTATATTTGAAAGAACCTTAGGAGAACGAAGAAACTTTGTTATTCACGCTCAAGAAAGCCCCAACAAGAATGCCTGAAGTCATTTTACTGGGTCTTGTGTTATTGTTCATACTGAAACTCCTCAAAGAGAAGAAAATCATAAATAGGTAGCTATTTGTCTTGCTATTGCGGATGCTTCTTTTTTAGCGATAGCGTCATCAAGAGCAATACCTATTTCTATGTCCTTATTAAGTTTCCTAAATCAAGGGAGTTGCTTATCTATAAATTCGCTAGTATCTTTCCATACATTCTGCCATCCTGCTTGTTTCCCAACATCTTTGAAAGTTCCTTGCTTAGTAAATAATTTATCACCTAATAATGCTCTTCATTCGTCAATTTCCATAAGTGTCATTTTTGTTGCATTTATCAATCTATCAAATTTTGCAACTCTTTCTTCATTTCATGCTGTCGCAACTCATTTCTCCATATAATCCTCCCTCCTTTCTGATAATGCCTTTTTTAATTTTCCAGTATCTTCTATTCAAAAAGCTTTTTTACTCGTGGCAAGGAATGCATCCTTTGCCTTTTTCGCTTCTGATGTGGCTTTTTGTATCAATGTTCTTTGTTCTGCCTCACTTCATTTGATTCACCTGTCTAAAGCCCACCTAGACACCTCTTTTACGTTTGGCTCTGTTCGTGTAAGTTTTGAAAGTCTTTCACTTGCATTTGTCAGGTCTCATCTATTTATAACATTTGAAAATTGTAATCTTTCAGGAAGTCATTTTGACACAAATTTTCATGCTTTTGAAAGTACAAATTTTCATGCTTTTGAAAGTCATACTCCTGCTGGTATTCATGCACCTATTGCTGTTCATATTCAAACTTCTCATTGAGAAGCTATATCGAATCATAATCATTCAGCTAATCACTTGCCTATGTTGCCTATTAGCGGTGATTTTTGTGCTATTGCTCACACTTTAGGCAGTACAGATGCTCATTTTACCAAAGCTCCACCAGTTCATGCTCCTATGCCCATTTCTCACACAAATTCGCCTACTTTAGTGGCTGTTTTTGTAGGGTCTACTCACATTGCTTTTTGGATAATATCAGAAGTTCACTGTCCAGATTGTGAAAACTCTTCTCACCATTTCCTAAATGGCTGTCAGGGTAGTACCTTGTCGGCTGTTTTAGCTATAAATTCCCCTGTCTTGCCTGTACCTTTTATAAGCCCTCATACTATACCACCAGTAAAAGCTCTTGGTGTTCATTCTCGTACTGATTGTTGATAATCCTGTGCGAATTGTGTAGGATTGCTTCTATCGAATTTAGCTCTTTCTGGCTTCTTCATATCCTTAACAAGTGACCACGCCTCTTCTAGCTGTGCTTGTGTTGGTTGTGTGTCAAAAGACACTGTTGCTCAATTGCTAAATTTTACCTTGTATTTTTTTTTAGGAGTAGTCACCTCAAGAGGTTTTACTACTGGTGCTGTTACTGGGAGTGGTGTTTGTCATTTCTTTATCTGTTCTACTGCGGTGTCCCATCATCAAGCAAATGATGAAGGAAGAGTATATTTTTGTTGTGTTGGTAGTGTTGCCATATTATTCAAAAGTAACAGTAAATGTTGCTCAGTCTGACAATGTTCCTGTATTTCAGGTTACACTTCCCCTCTCTCCTCCTGTTGGTGGGGGGGTGTTGAATCCTGGAATACTTGCTTTTATAGAATCAGCTTGTGCTTTTATGCTATCATATAATCCTGCGAAACCAGATACATCTTTTCATGCTGCCGCGAGTGTTTGTAGTTGTCTCTTGTACCCTCACGCTATTGTATCAAGTGTCAAAGCTAAAACAGCATTATTCACATCGTTAGTTTGTGTAAGATTTGGAACTGTTCTAGCATATATCCTAATATCGTTATCCGTTAATACTCATACTTCTCCATATACTCATCGAGCGAGATTTGGAATCAATCAATTTAATGAAGAAGCCAAAGTTTGTGCGTCAGTATCGTATGGGTTCATTGCTCTTATTCTTCAAAGTATAGGTCAAGTTTTTATTTTCTTAATTTGTTCAGTAATTCAGCTTATTTGGTCAAGTGCCTGAGAAAATTTAGTGATTGTTTTTGTGTCTGTATCCGTCAAATCTTTTCCTCATTGCGAATACCCCATTACTTCCTCAATGCTAGCATTTTTGTCTTTCATAACCTTGTTTTTTTCATCTAAGAAAACTTGATATTTTTTCTTTAATGTAGCGTCTTTTTCTAGTTGTGGTTTGTATGTAGAATTATTGAATATTGAAATATCAGATGTTGTTAATGCAGTATCCCCCCCTGTCGGTGTTGTTGCTCATGTGCCTGTTTGTCGAAGCATATCAGCCTCTTCTTGTCTACGGGCAATCAATCATGGAAGAGTTTGTCATGTTTTAGCATTTCTTATTCCTATACCAGATTGTACAAGTAAATCAGCCGCTTTATTAAAATCACTTTCGTTGATAGCTGCTAAGACTGGTTTCATAGCCGCGAATCACCAAACTCATGGTCATACATTGTATTCGAGTGATGTAAGTGCTGCTTTCTGTGTTTCATTTAGAGGAACTGTAACAAGTGATTTGTATCTTGAATATTTCTGGTCTATTTGTTTCCTCATTTCTGCGTCTGCGTCTGCTTGAGATATAGTATCTCATCATTTTACAGGAACTCAGTTTATAGTTGTTTGTCAGAATCAAATTGTTGCTGTTCATGCTGGCGTCTCTCATAGTGCTAGAGTATTGCCTGTTGCGTCATCGTATGCCTGTTCTCGAAATCACTCTTTAGATTTGATAAAATCAACAACAGATACAGGTGCGACATAGTCTCCACTCAACACTTGAGAATGCTTAGTCACGTCTGCAATCTCCGCAGAAGTTAATCATATCTTTTTGAGTCATTCTTCGTCTACTTTTCATGTTTTTAATAGACTAGCGAAAGTGCTTATTTGGTCTGGAGTGAGTCAGCTTGCTGTTTTTTTAAATTCTAAAGCCCTTCGTTGAGAATCAAACATTGGCTGTCATGTCTTTTTGTTGATAAAATATCATAATTCAGCACTCTTTTCCATGTCTACTTCTTGTGATAGTTCAGCTCCATTACTTATTGTATTGAGCAAATTCATCATCGCCTCACTTCCTGTTGTAGCGTTCTCTTGGTTCAATTTGATAATCTCTAATTGATTCTCGTAGTTAGCTTGGTCGATATTTGCTTGGACATTGGCTATATTTGTACGAATAGCACTGATAGCTTCTGCATCTGCCCCCTCTTGTTCCATTCTATACGCCATGAGTTCTAAGTCTGCCTTAGCCTTAGCTTGTGTGATAGTAGTTTCTATGTTTTTAGCGATTTCGTCTACTTTTTCAATAGCAATACCAGAACGACCAGCACCACGACCAGCGAGCATACTTTTAGTTTCTTCCATTCTCTTTGCTCATTGTGCTTCTATTTCTGCTTTTTGTGATTGGAATTGACTAGCAATATTCTCTCCGTACTTCGCTACGAGGTCGGCTGTTTCTTTTGCTCTTTTTTCTGTAAAATCAGTTAACTGCTCTGCGAGAACTCTTGCTCTTTCTTCTCATGCTTCTGCTCTTTTCTGGGCAAAGTATTCAGGTGTTCACTCAGGAAATACAGTTGTTGAGGGTTCTGTGGTGGTTCTTTGCGATGTTCAGTCTTTATAGGTAACTTGGTAGCTACCATCAGCATTACGAGTGCTAGAGGCGATATTTTCTCATGGCTGTACGAGTTCGGTAGAGTATGTAGTAGTTCAAGAGCTTTTCCCTTTCTTACCATAAATATCTTCACCATTATCCATTCTAAATTTTAAACTCCGGACAAAAGATATCTCCTCCTTTGTAACTTCACTAGGGTCTTTTGTATAAATCTCCATTGCTTTTGAATAGTTCTGTTCAGGCGTAAATTTTGAAAAATCACCTATTGGGGTATTAGTCGCTGGTGGTGTGCCTATAACTGGCTTATCTGTTGTAGCAATGATTGGTTTAGGCGTGCTAAATCCTGTAACGCTAGGAGGTAGGATATTTGCTTCTCAATAAGTAGCTCATGCAGGAGCTGTGACTTCACTCGGTTTTATGGTCTGTACTGGTGTAATAGTAGGAGCTGGGGGGATACCTTTAGCTTGCAATAGTGCCTGTATCTCCTCAGGTTTTTTACCAGATTTATATGCTGCGAGGTTTATTTCTTGTTGTGTAACTACGGAAGTAGTTGCAGGAGTTCTAAGATCATTCCTTGCATCTCTCTTCGCTTGTTGAGTAGCGAGCATTTGTTCGTTTGTACGTTTATTTTTAGCTTCTTGTTCGGGAGTTAATGGCATATTATAATTCGTAAGATATATTGAGGTTACTTAGTCCCATGTAACGAGAGGCTGAAGAACCTGTTGAAACTCCAACAGTCCAACTAGGAGTACCTGTTGTTGGTATGGTCGTGTGAGTAGCGACAAGGTTTCAGTTGATATAGAGTTTTATATTTACTCAAGGGTTTATTTCCATCATGTATTCATTCCAAACACTATCTGTTATACCAGAATCTACATTAGTTGCTTCGTAAGAACCATTAGCAGTACAGAACCACAATACACCATTTTTAACAAGAACACGAGCAGTACCAGTTGTAGTGTCTGTTTCTTCTGTACCAAGTGAAGTTGCAGTTACAGCAAGTCAAAGTCACCAGTTATTTGAACCTGTATTATATCGAGCGTTCCATCGTATACGTACTTTTTTAGATTGTGACCAGATAAATGAATTTGCTGAGCCTGTACCTTTAATAGTTCACCATACATGATTGACTGCACCATTGCTAGCATTATCAATATTGAAGTATTCAAATCATACTCCTGATATTGAAGAACCAGCAGCAACAAATGGTCGAGTAGTTTTGAAAATATCATTGTGGTAGGTTGTAAGCAAATTTGTGCTAGATCCGTACACATCACCTAAACCAGTCAAAGCACTACCATCAAGAGCAGGTAAAGCTCATTCAAGCATTGTAGCATCTATTTTTCCGTTATCTTTGAGCCTATAAACCTTTTCAGCAGTCACACTTGTAATTGTCACACTTGCCCCTGCACTTTCAGTTACAACAGTTTCAGCTACTACGATTGCTCATGCCACGACACTCACGATAGTAAATGTTCCATTGTTACTCGCAGTTCCAGATATAACTATTTGAGTACCTTGTTTAAATCCTGCGGTGACGAATCCATTTGCACTATCTGAAATAGTTTTTGTACCAGCGGTAAATGATATGGTCGTAGCTGTGTATGTAGAGCCATTAGAGGTATCAAATTGTGTTTCAAAAGTATTACTTTCACTTGGTGTTCAAGGTGCATTATTAGCAGCTTTATAAATATCATCATCAGTAATAAGAGCGACAGGAACACCAGAAGGTACTACACTTGTTTTCATTACTCACGCTGTACTTTGTGTAGCGTTAGCAGGAGCTGTACCTGTACTTACTGCTTGCCACTGTCCGAGATTGAGATTGTAATTGTAGAAAAGCCCTGTATTTGTTACATAAATGTCGGAATAGGGGAGAGTTGCAACACCATCACCACCAAGTGCAGTATCTCTTGCTGCAGTTGTGGCGTATGTTTGGACATTGCCACCATTCTTATCGAGTTTGCTATTGATAGCTGTTTGAATATCAGCCCAGAATTGATAGTTATCTGAGATGATTACTTTGCTTCCTGTCGCATGAGATGATGCAGGGGCTGTACTGTTTATACCCAAACCTTTCAAAAGAGTGACACTCGATACTGTGAGTGTATTTGCAGTGCTATTGTAATCGGTAATCTCAGCGATCTGCATGTTATTTTTTCATGGATTGACGACTATGTAGGTATTTGTAGTTGTAGGAGTGTAACTAGGTGTATCGAGTACATACACTGTACCAGTAGCACCATTCCAGTCTTGTGCTAGTTGTGTTTCAAATCAATCTTCGAGAGGGATTATTGAGAGGTCTGACATATTATGCGTAATTATCAAATAGGGATATGACTTCTTTGTTTACTTCGACTCTCATCTGTTCCAAAGAGAAAACAAGAGGATTTTCTGATGAGCTTATTCGTATTCCGAGTTCTTGACCAGTTACCTCTACAGGTATTCTAAGACTAAACTCGTAAGTATCAATACTATCTGATTGGTTTCCACCTCATCCGATAGATAGGTTACCAATAGGAGAATTACCGACAGGATATGGACTTGCGTTTACCTCGATAAAATCATCTGTTATCTGGCAAGTAGAGACGACTTCTCAATCCATGTATATATCGAGTGTAGCTTCCTTTTGGATAGACTTTCTCCCACGAATTTGTACCCATGATATAGTCTTCCAGTCATCTGTACCGAACTTAGTACGATAATCACAGAGCCATTCTATGCCTACTCCGTTATCGTTGTATCATCGCTCAAATTCCAAGACTTGTCAGCCAGTGTTAGGAGCAAGTAAGTATCGGTATTCTCAATCACTATCAATATAAGTACAATAATCATTGAGTGTAGGGATAGAATATTTAGTGAAAGCTCCAAATGATGAAGACCACACGACTGTCGTATCAGTAGTTCCTACGTTATTAGCATCAAAAGAGAAGTAGTAGTTATTGAGGAGAGGAGCGTAGAGTGAACAGTTCGTTTTATAACTCTCAGGTTGTATGTTTGAAAAGAGTTCCCTGATGTTCTCCGAGAGGATAGAAGTACCTAATGCTTGAGTACCAGAGATAGCACTGACTTGCTTGAGAGTATCTAGTCAAAACTCATTGAAGAATAGAAGACTTCCCTCGACATTCTGTACGCTTCGATGACTCTGTATACCACTACGAGAGTTAATGGGTTTACTGGTCTCATTTGTAGCATCAAAAGAATATATCTTCCTATCCTTTCATACACAGACAAAACTTCATAATTCCTTTAGTGTGTTTACTCTTCACAACTCATCAGCACCTATTTCAAAATAGTTTGCTGGTGGGAAACTTTGTGCATCATTCGGAATAGCATTTGTATAAAATACAGTTGTAGGAGCATAATCATCACCAGAACCATATACCCTATCTGACATGTACTGCAAATACCTAAATATAGGCGTTGTAGCTCTCTTATCAGTTACGCCGCTTCCATTACTTGTAAAGTTTATGATGGTGGATGATTCAGTAAGAGAAATCTGATAGGTATTCATGGTGATAGTCCTCACAAAATAGAGCTGTCACTGTATGATTTCTGTTGGTAGAGTTCCGTAGAGAGCAACTCTATCACCAGCAACGAATCAATGAGCGGTGTGAGTGATTATATCTGTCGTATTGTCGAGAGTAACTGCTACACCAGCACTTAATGCCCGTGTTACTGTTGCTCAATCGTAGTACATATACGGATTAACTCCATCACACATGTAGATCACATTCTTGTAGACTGCAAAGCTCCACTTAGTCCTCGTTACTCCATCTGCTTCATATTCAATCAATCCTGTTTGTTTACTTGTCCATGTATTCGTAAACTCTGTATATTGATACATAACAGAACCAGCAAAACCTATTAAAATTCTTTCTCCTGTGTCGTCTCGTTGAAAGAAGAATAAAGAGGTAAATGGATCACTACCTACACTATCTCAGAAGTTTGTAGTACCACGCCTAGTTTCCAGTGCTCCTCTCCTGTTATAGTACATATTCACAATATCAGCGAACTCATCCTCTTTGCGGATGCTTTCCTTACTTGTGTTAATACCTCAGGTGAGTGAGTTAAGTTCTTTGAGCATTATCGTTGTGTTCTAAAAGTAGTCTTACCTCTGAATCGTGACTTGCCTGTATGGAGCTTCTCTTGATTGTATGCCTGTAGCTTATTGATAGCGTTCTGTGTATTGCCTCTGAGTGTGTACTCAGCTATGTAGCTTGCATAGAGAGCAATGAGGAGGTCGAATCTCGTAGGTGTTGTAGCATCTTGTGAAGAACTCAGTGTAGGTCGGTATCCTTTATAGAAAATATTAATCGTATAGCTAGCATCTGGTATGTCTATGAATCCAATGTAGGGTCATGTACTCTTTTCACGGAGATAGTACATAGTTGGTTTACTTTGTGATGTTCTACCGCTTGTGTACTCGTAGGTAGATTGCTCAAGAGGGAATGTATCTATAAGGACTCCGTCATCTGCTATCGTTACGAGAGTAGTAGGCAATGCGTATTCTTGTGTACCACTTGTTATAGCGAGGATTTCCTTTTCATCTAAGAGTAGTCACATTTCATTCTGCACATGCTCGTAACTTTGTTTGATATAGTTATCGAGTTCATCATTGCCGAATACTCTACCATTAGGGTCGAACCTATATTGTTGTCTGGTGAGTGTGCGTAAACTAGATAGTGTACTCATATATTATTTTAATAATGCTTGTAGTTGCTCATCTGTCATACTTGCTAACTCTTGAGGAGTAGTATCTATGTTGAGGTTTCTCTGGTCTATCTCTTGCTTGTCTGTCCAATCAAAGTTCTTGAGTGCAAATACATCTCATCCGTTGCCTCTTGCTATGAGTCTTTTCTCATACGCAAGCTCAACTCTCATCTTTGCTCTTTTTATCGTGTCAAAGTATTCATCTTTATTTTGATAGTTAATTAGAGCTTGTCTACTGGTAAATCATAAAAACAGAGCTAACCCTGTTATGGCTATCTCATCATTAGGAGTTTCTTCAAAATACCTATCTATTTCTGTTTGTAGTTCCTCCTTGTTAGTGTAGTATGCTGGTTGTCACGCTGTCATGTTAATAACAAGGGAAGTCGAATAAAAGTTTATTTCTTACTTGGTCTCCCTTTCTTTTTTGGTGTTGCTATTGGTGTCACATCTTGTTCTGTTTCTTCGATAATGTTTACTGGTTCTACTGTTTCTATTTCTTCTGGTATGAATGCTTCCATCTTAGTATCAAAGATTACTTTCTTTTCTCCTACTGGTGTTGCGTAGAACTCATCTACTCTTTTTTGCTCTTCTTCACGTTCAGCTCGTTTCTTTTCTTTCTCTGGTCTTTTTTCGTTTGCTGTTTGTGCTATCTCCATATTCTGTCTTTCTACCTTAGTGACTTCATCGAGGGAGTGGATACCTGCTCATTTCTTGAAAGGGAGACCTTTATGTACTCCATCTACATCCCACGGAATACCTGCTGGATGAAGAGTGACATCTGGATCAATAACATCGACACATACTATCATGCCTGAGTGTTTACCCATGACACGCCAAAACTCCTTTGTAGGAGTCATTTCGCTGGGGACAATCAGTCAGTTGTTTTCGAGTTTTTTGTACATCATAGAGTAATTATACTTATTCCTTTTCTATTACAAGAGAATTAAAATCTATTTCAGTGCCTACGCTTTTTACTGTGTTTCCTTTTTCGTTAACTGTTTCCTTGTAGACTCCTTGTCGTACTCGGACTGTATATCCTACATCGAGCATTGCTTTAGCGAGATTCATTGCTGATTTGTGATAGTTTCCTTTGACTATTCATACATCCTTTCAGAAAGTAAAAATACATCCATCAATATCGAGAGCATCATCCTTTTCTGGGCATTTGATTATTCGTATTGTGTGCATGGTTTTATTATACTTTTATCCCTAGAATTACAAGAGCTTTTTCGTTTTCCTGGCGGATAAACTCATCGTTTTGTTTTTTGAGAAAATCTAGTAGTTCTTGGCTCATAGTTATTTAATTGATGAGATAGAGTCTTCAATACCTAGTTCGTAGCCATCTTGTGAACATTCTAGTTCTGATGCTCTACTTCCAGATTTTCTATGTAATTTTACGAGTTTCTCCTTTAATTTCTCTCGCTCTTCACTTCTAGCTGTCTCTATTTCGGAGGTGAAATAGTCAGTAAAATATTTGATAGCTTGCTCGGTATTTTCTTCAAGAGATTCTCCTGTGAATTTCTTTGTTCGGAAGTCGTGAGCAAATTTCTCTTGCCATTTGATTATAGACATAGTGGGGTTATAATTAGTGTATTATAAAGAAAGGAAATATAGCTGATTCTCGATCAGATTGCGGAGCTTAGTTTTCATATTTATAGTATCAAGAATAAAAAGGTCGGAAAACATGTCATCTACTATCTTGCCAGTTCGCTTCGTCGGTACATTTCATAGATTCTACACAATCAATCCTGTTATGCTTGCCCCATTGGTCGAGGAGAGCTGGTTTTCATTCGTGCATCACGACTTCGTAAACAAGAGATTTGTAGTCTTTTATCTCATCATTTTCATAGTATTTTCCTCATGGGTATACTTTATCTCAAACAAAAATAGGATTATCGTTGTTGTCGTAGAAGATGCGGAGTGTTTGTTTCATGGGTTATTATGGTTTGCTATTAGGGAATTGAGAGTGGAGGAAACGGGTCATGAATTCGAGTTGTCTAGACATAGCTGTTAATTCCAAACATCACTGAGTGTTACCACTTGCTTTGGAATCTGGTATTGTCACTTGTTCTTCCTGTCATGGTGTGGGAGTCCATCTACCCATTCCCTTAGCTTTTCGAGAATAGAGGTAGCGACATCAATGTCGGTACCATGTACTGTTTTGCCTTCTAAATCACATTTGTCCGTAGGTTCTTTATTCTCTTTTACTTCTTCCAAGTAGCCTAGTGAAATATAGTCCATAATGAAGTTTCAAATATTTCTATATGTCTTTCAGTCAATTTGGTTTAGAGATTTTTTAGTTTCTGTCATATATAGCTTTCTTTAGATCATCACTTGCTTTATCAATAAGCCTAGATTGTTTGATAAAATCAAACATCTGATATATAGTCATAAAATTGCTACCTATATTTTCTAGTGAGTTTACGATTTCTTTCTTTTCTGTTGCATATCCATATTTATCATCGCATGTCGACCATATATTCAATGCTAACTCTTTCATTTCATTAAATAGTGTATCACTCGGAGCTGTGTAAAAAAGTTGTTCTGTCATAAAAGTATTGTAAAGAAGTAATGTGTAGACAGTATATTCATAACTTATCCAATTGCAAGAGATAATTTACTTTCTTTGCTTGATTAGTTTGGATTGTCTTATGTAATAATCCCTATCTGCTTTTTCTAAAATAGAAAATCCACTATTAGAGAAGAACATCTTGATTGTTCCTATACTTCTCCCTGTGGTTTCAGAAAGTTTAAGATAGAGAGCGTGTTTCTTTTGATTTATTGATGTCATAGTGCGTTTATTATTAGTTCGATACGAGGGTTTAGTTTGTCTATTTCCATAAATTTAGATTGTATTTCTACGAGATGCTTATTGCTGTCTCATTCGAGTACATTTGCTTCTACGAGAGCATCAAGGATAAATTTAGTTGCAATACAAGAGAAATTATCTATGTCTTGAGCTGTGGAGCTTAGATAGAGTTTTATAGATACTCCGTATTTGCCATTTATTTGCTCTCAGTGTGTTTGTTCTATCACTTTAGCTGTATAGTCTTGCTTCACTGTATTTAGTGTCCTAAAATGGCAGTTTCTAAACCAATTTAATCATAGAGGTATTTTCTCAGGTTTCAGTTTTCATATAGTCCAATATATAGGCATTGTTATTTTCATAGGTTAGTTTGGATAATCGACTTTTAATTTTGCTTTGATCAGCTTCTTCTTCTCTCGGATTTCTTTTGGGGTTTTCATAGTTTATCATTTACATAATTCAGGCATACAAAACTTCTTTTCTCAAAATGTAATTGTCTTAAATCATCATCTAGGTCATCGCTCTATTTCTTTTTCTTCTCAGTATTTCTCGATAGCTTCTTGTCGTGTGAGAGATTTGGTGATTAAAAACCAATGGGGGTATGAACATTCCATTTTGCCTAGCTTTTGTAATTCTTTCCACTTATCTTCTCATAGATGTCTGAGTACAGGGTATCACCATCAGACACATTCACCACACCATCAGTCGAATAGACATGCTTTAAATTGTCATAGCTCTCAGGATTTTATAAGTTCTTCGATTATCATATTACATTTTATTAAAAGTTTGTGAGTCTATCCAACTTCCTGATTTATACTGAGCGTAGCGAATTCTTCAATTCGTTTCTTGAGATACCAACTTCTTTCAGTCTTTATAGAAGTATTTTACAAAACTGCGGTCTTGGCAGTAGTGAGACATGATATATTCGTCTTTCATAGTTATAGGTTAAAAGTCCAAATAAAAGCTGTATACATTATCTTCAAAAAGAAAAAAGTTATAAATACGTAAAACGCTACTCAAAAAATAAATTGTAATGTCTGTGATATTATTGTAATTATTTCTTTCATAGTTATTTCTTTTTAGGTTTAGGTTTTTTCTTTTTTTCTTCCTGAAAGACCATTTCCTTGAGTTCAAATTCTTTCATATCCTCTAATTCCTTAAAAGTTCTACAATTAGAAAACAGATTTATAATAGCATATTTCATATTCATCAGGATTCTTCCTTTTATTTTCTCGTCTATATTTCCGAGTGAAATATTTAATCTACGATTGATTTCATCTTCTATCTTGATTTTACCAGCTTCTTCCATTACTGTTTTCTGTATGACTTCTTTTATCGATTCTTTACAGAGTTTTTCGATATTCATTTCACGAAGTTCTTCCTGAATTACAGATTTTATTATTTTTTTAAACATATTATTTCATTTGGTTAATAGCTGTTTGATAACCTTTTTCGTATGCAATATCACTCTTCACTCGTGCGTAGTGTCTCATTGCTTTGAGAAAATCCTCATAATTATCTAAAAAATAACTATCTTTGTAATAATGTTCTAAAAATTGCGACGCTGTTTTTAGTTTTAGGAGTGGTTTCATATTAGTTATGGAATTTGTTAATAGTCCTTTTCATAAATCACCATATACCCTCTAGTTTAGATGCCATTATAGCTTCTTTCTGACAAGCAACAGGCGTTCTCCCATGTCTACCACGAAGTTTCTTTGCGGAATCAGCGATAGGATCGTTGGTGAGGTCAAAAATACAATATCTATTACTTCTGTTTCACTCTATAAATAAGGGGCATTCTCCATACTCGTCACAGAGGACATTCGGGAGATAGACATACACTTGCTTGTTACTGTCGAGTGCCTTGATAGTACCATCAGGCAAGACTGTAATTTTTCATGTACCCATAAAAAGAAAATAAAAAAATAAATTATTTAACAATCTTGTTCTTTTTCTACTCAAGTAATGAATGTGAATCACTCCCAGTTAAAATGAGGGATATCGAAGTATTCTTGTTTTTCTTTTTGAGTAAGTCTAGCCCACATCTTTTTGAATGCAGTTTGGAATCTTGTTGTATAACTTTCGTTTACATCAAGCTCTAGTTTTTTATTGAGCTTTGATATTTTTTCATACTCCTCCTTTGAAATTTCTACATTGAAAACTCTATATCTTTTTTGTTGAAATGAATTTTCATCATTATATTTTTCTGACCAACAGAAATAATTATACTCTGTCATTTTCAAATTTTTGCAATATGGGCAAGATAAGCAATCTGAGCAATATGAGCAATATGGGCAAGAGTAGCAATCTGAGCAAGAGTGGCAATCTGAGCAAGATGAGCAATATGAGCAAGATGAGCAATCTGAGCAATCTGAGCAATATGAGCAATATGAGCAAGATGAGCAATCTGAGCAATATGAGCAATATGAGCAAGATGAGCAAGATGAGCAAGATGAGCAATCTGAGCAATATGAGCAAGATGAGCAAGATGAGCAAGATGAGCAAGATGAGCAAGATGAGCAATCTGTATTTTTCATAATAAAAAGGTAAAAAATAAAAGTGTGACTATCTTAGGTTTATTCTCGCACGCTCATTGGCGTTTGAGCTTCTATACCACTCAAAAGCTGTCTCTAGTCAGTTTATCTCTGCTTTGTTTACCAACATTTTACGTCTAGCTGTCTTTATGGTGTCTAAAAAGTCTTTGTATTCTTGGTTTGCTCTGGCTATCATCTCTCGATTAGATATAGAGCCATCTTGTTTCATCATAATTGATGCTAGGACAGTTTTTTCATTCTTTTCAAGGGTTTCATACTCTGCTTGGTTTTCAGCAAGTTCTATGCCCTTCTTTTCGAGCTTGTCGGGTATGAGTTCAAAAGCGAGCATATTAGAAAGGTACAGCATCAATAGATACTTTGCCATCAGAAGGACTAGATAAATCTTGGAGAGGACTTTCATGCTCAAAAGGATTGTCATTCGTTATAAGTGCCTCCAAATTGATAGAATTAGCATTCTTGAGTATTTCCTTTCCTATCTCTTTTGTGTTTTCAGGTTTTTGGAGAGCTGTGACTGTGTAGGTAGTTTCCATTCCTGCACCTGTTCTTGCGAGTTTTATATCGTAGGTAGTAGGGTTTCCTATATCTTCATCTTTTACCCAGTCTTCAAGTGATTTACGAATACCAGCTTGTCATACACTCCAAATTTCTGTAGTCTTCTTGTCATAGTTCCATACAACCATAGCCCATACGAAACGTGATTTACTATCTGCTCGTACTCATTCAGGAGTTTTTACAAACGAGCCATCATATTTTACACGAATTGGTTTATTATCTTCGTTCCACCACTCCCAGAACATAACTGGAGAAGTAAGGACACGGAGTTTTATAGACTCTCCGTCTTGTATACGGAAGTATCGACCATCAGTCTTTGGAGTGCTGTAATCTTTTGGAAGGAAATCTGACATAAATTATTTAGTTAAATAAGGAGAAAAAATATCTTTTAGTTGGTTGTAAAAGCTGTAAAACTGTTTACCTCAGTCTAGTTGGTAGGAAACGTGAGGATGTTTAGACCTATCTAGTTGCATGATAGAATCTCGGAGGACAAGTGCAGGATCATACATAGTAGTTTAATAGTTAAGTTCTGCATCTCTATCTTCTCTGTCTCTCATCATTTCATACGAGCATATATCACGTTCAGACCTGTAAAAGTCTTCACGATGGTCTACGCTTGTTTCTGGTTCTCGTAAAGTTATCATAAAGGTGTGATAAAAAGATAAAGAGTTGTTAATCAAGGTTGTGAGCTGTCGGCTTTGCCAGTTGCTCGTAGTTATGATTGAACGTAAACAGTATATTCACAAATTATCGTATTGCAAGTATATTGTAATACTTTATTCATTTTCTTATCTTGACAATTCTAGAGTTATCAATGCCCCACAGCTGTATTCTTCGATTGAGCTTATAATACCTCTGATGTTTCAGTTATGGATAG